TCCACTCTCGTTGTGGGATAGAACGATAAGTAAAATAAATAAATCAGATCTGATAGGCAAGTGCTGCTATCCTGGGCTTGACCTTTCGACAACAACCGACCTTACGGGGTTGGTTCTTTTATTTCCGCCGCAAGAAGGTATAGACAAGTGGGTTTTCATTTCTGAAGGCTGGATACCTGAAGATAACATGAAAGCCAGAATCAGACGAGACAAGGTTCCCTATGACAGATGGGTTAACAGCGGATATCTCCATGCAACTCCCGGAAATGTCATAGATTATGGATTCGTGGAATCGAGGATACTTCAGTTAAGCATACAATATAAGTTCGAGTATCTTGGAACTGACCCGTGGAATAGCAGGATGCTCACTCAAAGACTCGTGGCAGAGGGCGTGGATATTGTCGAAGTTGCACAGAACATGGCTCAATTATCGCCGGCTATGAAGGAAGTTGAACGACTTTTGAAGTCAGGAATGATGGAGCATGAAGAGAATCCATTGGCAAGATGGTGCTTCGGAAATGTAAACATTGCTGTGGATGGTAATGAAAACATAAAGCCTATGAAGAATAAATCCATCGACCGAATCGATTTAACTGTGGCACTGATAAATGCAATGGCGGTAGCAATTAAGTTTGAATCCATGGGTGGATCAGTTTATGACATAAGAGGAGTAAGAGCCTAACGGAAGGAGGTACAAAATGTTTAATTTAAAATTCGATATTGGCCTGAGTGATCTAATGCTGATTATGGGCATTTTAATAATTGCAGTTGGTATTTATTTAATCAATAAACCAGCTGCAGTTGTTTTTGTTGGAGCCGCATTAATAGTGCTGGCTTTTCTTTTATCGCCTAGGCCACCCAAAAGCGATGAAGGGAGGTGAGTAATTAAATGGGTCTTGTAAACAAAATTAAAAGAGAGCTAAGAGACACGACCGGAGCTAATCTGGCATACCCACCTTTATGGCTTAGAAACTTTGTTCTTGGGATAGACAGTCCGACGCAATCCGGAGTAAATGTCAACGAAAACACAGCGGTCAAAATGGTTGCTGTTTATGCTTGTATAAGGCTTTTGTCGGAAAGCATTGCAATGCTGCCACTGCCTTTATATAAGCGGCTCAAGGTCGGCAAGGAGAAGGCGGAGTACCACCCGATATACTCACTCATTCATGATATGCCAAACCCGGAAGTGTCGAGTTTTACATTCCGGCAAATCATGATGGTCAACGCGCTATTAATGCCGCAGGCTTACGCGGAGATTGAATATAACGGAGCTGGTCAGCCAATAGCATTATGGCCTATACCCTCGAACAGGGTGAGGCCCTACAGAGATCCCGAGACAAGGAACCTAGTTTATTTCGTTCAGATGCCGGATAGCGGAGAAACAGTGATTAGAGCTGAGAATATGTTCATCCTGCCGGGCATGGGTTTTTCGTCAGACAGTCCGTTTAAGCCAATTGAACTTGCGAGAGAAGCAATAGGATTGGGGATGGCAACGGAGGCTTTCGGAGCTAAGTTCTTCGGCAATGGAACCAATGCAAGCGGCATAATTGAGTACCCTGGTCGAATGTCAGATGAGTCTTACAATCGATACAAGGCTTCCTTTAACGAGAACTACTCCGGCCTAAATAACGCTCAAAGGCTTATATTCCTTGAGCAAGGCTTAAAATTTACACAGCTGACCATACCGCCGGACAGCGCACAGTTTTTAGAAACTCGCAAATTTCAAGTGATTGAGATTGCGAGATTTTTTAATGTACCGCCGCATATGATCATGGACTTTGACGGAGCCACTTTTAGCAACATAGAGCAGAAGTCGCTTGAGTATGTAACATATTCCCTAATGCCATGGCTCGTGAAGTGGGAGCAGGCTATTTATAAAGATCTGATAAGCACACTCGACAAAAAGAAATTCTATGCAAAGTTTTCTGTTGATGCTTTGCTTCGTGGAGATTTCCAGACAAGAATGAATGGCTACCACTTAATGATCCAAGATGGAATATTCAACGCAGACGAAGTCAGAGAGCTGGAGGATATGAACCCTCAGCCGGATGGACAAGGCGGTGTGTATTTGTGCAATGGAAACATGATCCCTAAGAACCTTGCAGGAACTATCAACGCGAAGGGAGGTGATAAGAATGGAGAAGGAACGCAGAGCCAGAGCGGACAGGGAAGTCCGAACAATAGCTGAGAAAGTGGAAATCAGAAGTAGCGAAGATGGCCAGAATAAGATTGTCGGCTATGCCGCCAAGTTCAATAGCCGAAGCAACGATCTCGGAGGCTTCATCGAGCAGATAGACCCTGGTTTTTTTGATGGATGCCTTGATGATGATGTACGAGCGCTAATTAATCATGATGCAAATCTAGTCCTTGGAAGGACCGCAAGCGGGACTTGTAAACTGTCTGTTGATGAATTTGGATTGAGGTATGAGATCGCACCGCCGGAAACAACCTATGCAAACGACCTCATAATATCCATGCAGAGAGGGGATATAAACCAAAGCTCATTCGCTTTCAATGTGGACTATGAAAACGATGGTGATAGTTGGGAATATGACGAACAGAACGATATTTATGTGCGCACATTGCTGAAATGTAAGCGCCTTTTCGACGTGTCCCCGGTGACATATCCCGCCTACGATCAAACGCAGAGCATGGTTTCACAGAGAAGCCTTGATGTTTTGAAGCAAAAAGAAGAAGAAAAAAGAGACATGGAACACGCAAGAAGTACCGCATTAAAATGTAAATATCTTGAATTAGCTGAAAAAATGCAATAACCCGCACCAATTAAGCCTTTTATGGGCTTGTTTTTATATAAATTCATAAAAAAATGGAGGTAATATCATGAATAAAATAGCCGAATTAAGGCAGAAAAGGGCTGACCTTGTGCAGCAGGGAAGATTTATTCTAGACAAAGCAGACAATGAAAGGAGAGGTCTTAGTCCAGAAGAGGAAGGTTCTTATGGAAAAATAATGGGTGATGTTGACATTTTAAAAGGTCAGATCGACACCGAAGAGCGTCAGAAACAGCTCGAAAAAGAAATGAGAGACAGCCTTGGAACCTCAGGAGCTGGAAGAACAGACATGGACCATAAGGACGAAAACAGAAACAAACCTGTAATGCAGAGAGAAGAGTACAGATCAGCATTTAAAAAGTATCTTATCACTGGCATGGGTGGACTGAACAGCGAAGAGAGAAGTTTGATACTGCAGGGTACCTCGGGTGAAACAAGAGCGCTGGCAGCCGGTACGGGATCAGCCGGTGGATATACTGTGCCACAGGGTTTCTTCGATACGCTCACCGATGCAATGAAATGGTATGGCGGAATCAGACAGTCCAGAGCAACAATCCTCAGAACCGCAGGCGGCAACGCGCTCCCAATGCCTACAGACAATGATACAGCAGTAACCGGTGAACTCGTGGCTGAAAACTCCGCAGTATCAGCAGCAGACATTTCATTCGGACAGAAGATACTCAATGCCTACAAGTTCTCATCAAAGACTGTTCTCGTTTCTCTTGAACTTTTGCAGGATAGCGCATTCGACATTGAAGCATTCATAGCAAAGAAACTCGGACAGAGGCTCGGTAGGATTCAGAACACTTACTTCACAACAGGAACAGGAACCTCACAGCCGCAGGGCATAATAACGGGAGCAACTCTCGGAACGACAGGCACAACAGGCCAGACAACTTCACTCATATTCGACGACTTAATAAACCTCGAACATTCAGTTGATCCGGCATACAGACAGGATGCGCAGTACATGTTGCATGATTCAACTCTTAAGGCTATCAAGAAATTAAAAGACAGCTATGGAAGATACCTCTGGCTGCCAGGCACTACACAGAATGAGCCAGACACAATCCTCGGTTACAAATATGTCATAAACAACGATATGCCTGTTATGGCCGCAAGCGCCAAATCAGTGGCATTCGGTGATTTAAGCACATTCTTCGTTCGTGACGTCATGGACGTGACTTTGTTTAGAATAGCCGAGAAATACATTGAAAGCGGACAGGTTGGCTTCCTCGCATTCGCAAGAGCGGATTCAGCTTGCCTCGATGCAGGAACCCACCCAATTTGCTACTACGCTAACTCAGCAACATAGTATTTGCTTAAAGAGAGCCTTTCCCGGCTCTCTTTTATTTTTATGTTGGTTCAGAATTAATGTCGCTCGTCATATATGACGAGCGCAAGTATGAAGGAAGGTGAAAACATTGAAAAAATGCATAATAAACGTCGGTATAGCCTCGGCCACATGGAGTTATGCTCCACGAGACGAAGTACTTCTTGATGATGATCTGGCAGCCGCTTGGCAGGAGTGTGGCCATTGCACAATAGTGGAGGATGTACCCGAACTCGAAGTGGTAAATGCACCAGAGGAAGTCGTTAATAGCATAGAGTCCCTTGGCGGAGGTTGGTATCAAGTCCCTGA